CTATGCAGAGGCACGCACGCACACAGAGCGAACTAGGCCCCATTTCCATGCGGTGCCGCTTTTGGTGGAACGATTTTCCGCATTTAAAAGGGAAGCGGTTTTTTCGTAGCTGAACCCTTTGCCCCGGAGTTCCTTGATACGGGCAAGGGTGGCCTGTTCTTCAGCATTGGGAATTAGCCTGCCGTCTGCTGCTGAGTAGCCATAGGGAACTGGCCCGTAAACCTGCCCCTGGGCCTTCATGTGCTGTAAAGCAGTGGAGGTGCGTTCTGCTGTAACCTTTCGTTCCATCTGGGCAAGGGAGGCCAGCATGGTGAAAAAGAACTCACCTATAGCGCTCTCTGTGTCTAACCGCTCATAGATAGAGTGGAGCGCTACACCCTTCTTTTTGAATTGCTCGGATGTATTGGCGGCGTCCACGGTGTTGCGGAACATCCTATCAAGCTTCAGGGTGACAACGGCGTCAATCTGTCGCTTTTCTGCCATTTTCAGCACTTTTTGTACGCCTGGGCGATTCATGTTCTTGGCGCTTTTGCCTGCGTCTTGAATGACGCCCACCAACTCCAAGTCGTGCAAGCGGCAATAGTCTTCAATCTTTTGGCGTTGTGCATCCAGGCTCACGCCTTCTTCAGCCTGCCCCGTGGTGGACACGCGAACATACCCAACGGCTCTCTTTTTTTTGGGTGTTTCCATGCTGTGCCTCCTTCGGCTATTGCTTTGTGCCTTCGCGGAGAAGGCGGTCTATTTCTGCCCGTTGTATGCGGTAGACTTTCCCCAGCTTTGTGGCCTGAATGTCTCCGCGTTCAATCCAGCGGAATATGGTTTTTGTGGAGAGCCCTAAGAACTCTGCTGTCTCTGCTACGGAAAGTGGGCGTTCTGATTTTTCTTGTTCGGTCAATGCCATTTGTTATGCCTCCTAACTGATAAAGAACATATGCGACTATTAAGGACAAGTCAAGATTTTGTAGGTCAAAATATGCGTGAATGGCGTTTTGTCCTGTTGGCATATAGGTAAATTAGCTCTTGGTTGTATGTATAAACCTCTTCCGAATATGACCGTTTTAGGGTATAATGCACAGAACATTCACGGCCTGCATCGTGTAGCAATGTGGGTTGTTACGCGGATTGTTCTACCAAATAGATATGCCACAACGGGGGGATTATGAAACGCTTACTAATGGCATTTGCTTTCTTGTTATGTGTGTTTCCTTATGCATTGTCTTTTGCTGCACAGGCTGCCGAAACTAAAGCAGAGGAATCAACGACAACACAAGCGAATGAGGCTCCACCAGACTTTCGTAATGTACGTTGGGGTATGTCGGTAGCAGAAGTCAGGGAGAGAGAACCTAGAAAGCCCAATGCTGAACATAAAGAAGCCATAGGAAGTAGTTCATACATTAGAGCAAGTTTAATGTATGAGGTAAAAGTAGGAACTCATAAGATGAATCTTCTTTACTCTTTTATGGATAACAAGCTTTTTATGGCGGCTTATTTTTTAGATGAAGACTTTACTAATAAAAATAACTATGTTGAAGCGTATGAACAACTTGTTTCTGCTCTCAAAGAAAAATATGGCACTCCTCAACAGGAAGAGACTTCTTGGTCAAATGATTTGCTGAAGAATACCCCTGGGAACTTGGGATTAGCCTATTCAAGAGGTGATGTTTTATCTTTTGCGGAGTGGCATCACAAAGGAACAAATATAGCTGCAATGATTAATGGCAACAATCATGAAATTGATGTTTTTATTAAATATCATGATGACGCCGTATATGCAGAATACGAAAAACTGAGGAAGCAGAAAGTTAAGTCTGATTTATAAGAAACTACAAGGGGTTGTTATGCTGAATGTACCGGAAGACAATTTACCGAATATGGCTGAAATCCTGTATCTGAGTCCTCATGAACGCGACTCAGAGCCGCCAATAACTTTGCAAAAAGAGCAACTTACCTCCCACTGTCCTTGTAATAAAATAAAAGCAATACCTGCTGTGTATGACGAAAAAACAAAAACTTTCTTTGCTTTCGGTGTATACCAAATACCTATGAAAACTTTTTGGTATAAAAAACCACAAGGCGGCTATCTTGATAAGCTTGTTGTAAAAGGCTGTTTTGGTCGTGATGTACAGTATACGGTTGTTTCGCGGGAACAGGGGGACAAAGCACAGGAAATTGCGGAACAGCTAGCAGAAGATTGCCGCAATAGCCTGTAGCTGCCTGCTGCCTCTCTACACCACGGGCACAGGCACATACGCACAACGGCAACGGGGGTGCCGGGGCAGGCTAGGCCGGGGCTGGTTGTCTTGGAATATTTGCCCATGTGTTGCTTCACAGGTTCCGCAAGTGTAGCCGTCCATTTTGGCCCGGTACTTCCAGGCAAAACCCGGAAACAGGGATTGCCGGGCGGCATCAACACCACTCACAATAAACGCCTGGGCCATGAGGTTTATACCTTCTTCGCTGGCTGCAATGGCATCTTTCACAAGTTTGCTGTTGCGGGGCAGGGTGTCCTCATCCAAGCGTGAACGAGATGCACGAACAATGCGCTCGCTTACAGTATCGGCCTGCTTTGCTGCCCATTCCTGCGGGCTGTGTTCGGCAATCAGGGTGGACTTTGCCCAAGTTGAGCCAGAGAAGGGAGCGGGAGGCGTTATCCCGTAATGGTTGCCCATGAAGCCGTGAAGCTGCTCCACTGCCTTCTCTGCGGCTGGAACAATGCCCTCAAACATTGGGGCAAGAATACGCTTCACGCCTGCCCGGTGTTCATCCAGAAAGGCCGCACGCTGGGCAGGGCTTGCCTTTCTCCAGCCTTGGGGTAAGAGGCTGGCAGTCAGCGTGGCAAGTAAAGCCACAAGTTCACCGTGGCGGGATTCAAGCTCTTGTTGCCAGTCATCTGCAAGCAGTTTTGCAAGGCCGGGAACAATAATTTCCTGCTGCTCTTGTGTTTTTTGTTCAAGCTCTGTCATGGGGTGCGCTCTCCTGTAAAGTTTTTGTCAGGGTGGGCAGCTTTTATGCTACCCGGTCTCGGCAACCCTGGGTACCGGATTAAACCTTTTCGGGGTCTACCCAAGCCTTCCTGCACAAGGTTTTATCATTAGGCCAAGGACTTGAGGCGTTTCACCTCGCGGGGGCAGGCCCGCCTATGGCTCCACACAATGGTGAGGCAATTTGTTAGGCAAGAGTAATGCCCTTCAAGCGGGCAGCGCTCTTGCCGTTGAAAAGTGTGAAGCTAACCAGCCATTCAATATCAGTTTGATACCAAGACTGAACCAGCCCAAGGTCGTGAACTTCAAGGGGGCCGCACTGGAGGCCGGAACAGTATTCCGAAACTCCAAAGCGCACAGCGTAAACGCTGGCGGTGCTGCCCACTTCCTCAAAGCCCAAAATCTCGTTGCCTGCGGCATCTTCCTCAATTACGCCAATGGGAATGCCAGCATAGGCCGGAATCTGAACACCAAAGACGTTGGAAACGGTTTCGACGGCCTGCCCTGCGGCCCGCATCAGTGCGTTGACTTGGCGGCGCATGGTTTTGCTCATAAACAGGGCACTAGGTGCGCCCTGCACAGCGTCCACAAGCTCATCCAGTTTGGCAAGGGTCAGTGCCCCGGCTGCGTCCAGCACCTGAGCCCCCACAAGACGCTTCTGCAATCCGTCAAACTCTTTGGGAGAGGTGGCGCTTTCGCCTTTGAAAAAGCATCGGGTGAAGTCCAGGGCAGCGGCTTTGGCGTGCATGTTTGTCTGTATAGCCCGGAGGTCGTTCAGGTTGCCCTGAGAGCGTACCAATGCCCTGTCAACCTTGGCACTACCACCAAAGACTTTAAGGTTTTCAGTGACGTTCTGCACGGCCCCTGTGGTCACAGGGAACACCTCGTTAATTTCGCGGAAGGATACACCGGGCAGGGCTTGCTCTCTGTTGAAAGAGTAGGCGTTCCCGGCAACGTCCATAAAAGGCATGTACTGAATTACCGGGGAAGTTTCGGCAAATACCTGCACAACTCCGGCTTGCAGAGGGGTTTGGTTCAATTTTTCGGCATCTTCACGAGTCCACATATGTAATTACTCCGTTGCCCGGTAGCCCATGCTCATTTTCTGCATGGCGGTCAGGCTGTTAAAGTTTTCAATCGGTTTGGCCCCTGGGCGGCGGCTGTCTGGGCTGGAGGCAGGCGCAGAAGGTGCGAACAGGCCTTTTGCTTGTGCGTTGCGAAGCCAAGCGGCCTTCTGTGCTGGCGGTAAATCCGGCACGAGGTCGCGCATCGCTTCCGGCACGGTTTCCACCATGCTTTGCACCACCTCAGACAAGGCGGTTTCTGCGGCCTTACGCTGCTGCACGACCTCTTTAAAGCGAGCAATGGGAACGCTACGCTCTACGGGTGTTTGCTGGCCCTGTGGGGTTTCCTCTGGCATCGTTGCGCCGTCTTCGCTGGCGGGGGCGGTGGGTATGGAATTTTCCATGATAGGCTCCTGTTTTTACGCCTCGGATTAGGCGAATATTTCTTGTTGGTAATTGGCTAAATCTGCCCGTATCTGCCGCAGTTTGGTTTCTGCTTCCTCTCTGCTCAAGTCGGGATTCATCTCCTGCAAATAGTCCACCGGGCTTGCCAGCCCCAACTGGAACAAGGCTTGTAACTCTTGCACTCGTTCCGAGAGAGAGGCTTCCGGCCTTGGGTCGTAAAAATCCACGGAAAGGGTTGCCCCTTCGCTCATGCGCCGGGTGGGGTTGTGTACGTTCCATATGGTGCGGAACAGCTCAAAAAGGGATTGTTCCACAGGCCCAAAGGCGGCTATCTGGTCGCGCCGGAGTTCCACAAGTTCGGAACGCCCTACCACTTTGGCAATACCGGATTCTTCCACAATCTCCGTGTTTACTGCGGTGGCGCTAATGCCGTTTGTGACTGCTGCCCACTTAATCAAGCGGTCAACGGCCTCTAGCGTTTCCTCTACAGGTGCATTAGGCTGCCGGAACTCAAAATTGGAGTCTTTGTCGGTCAGGCAGATAATGGTTCCGGGGTCAACTTCCGGCTGTGTGTGTCCTTTGGGAACACCGCGAAACAGGCCAACGGAAAACCCTTGGAAGTCCAGCACGCGCCACAAGTCGGAAAGTCTCTTGTTTATGGCTTCCTGGGTCAAAATGAGGTCAGCCGCTCCGGGTTGCCAGAACTCGCCCTGTGGTTGACTGTCGAAAAGGCTTACAAAGGGCAGGCACTTGTATGGGTTCGGCTCCTCTGAAATGACATTAGAGGCGTAGTCCAGAACCGCGACGCTTTCCGCAGTCCACCGGGTGAAAGTTACCTCATCCGGCCTGCCATTTTGGGAAAAATGCTCAATAACCACGGCTTGCAAGTCGTGCGGGGTGTCACCTGTCACCACATCGCAAAAATTGCCTGTGATAACGTCCACCATCATCCGGCCTTTTCGCCACACTGGACGTAAAAGGAGCGTACCCAGAAGGGTGCTGTACCTGTTCGCAGTTTTCATAACCACGCCAAGCTGGGCCTGCTGCTGAAGCTGCTTGAATATTTCCGCATCCTGGGGGGTGCCTGAAACGGTGCGGGTGGCATCTTCCAGATACACCGTTGACTTTAAGTTAATGATTTTTTTGACAATATTCACGCTTACAGGGTCAATGCTCTTGGCCCGGTGCTTGTAATAGCGTTGTAATTGTTCAAGAATATGAGGTTCTTGCTGGTTGTGGTAGAAATCCAGTGCTTTAGCGGTTTCTGCCTTGCGCTGGTGGCTACCGTGCAGCATGGCCCGCCGGAGAGCTTCTTGTGTGAGTGCTGCGCCCTGTGAAAAAATCATGGTATGGGCCTCCGTTATTGAAATATGGACGCGCCCACAAGGGTAACGCGGTTTTTGAAGAAATCGGGCAATGAAACGTCACTTTCGACATTGGCCCGGCAATGCTGTGCATACATCTGCAACACTTCCGTATGAGCTTGGCATTCACGCGAACAGGCCAGCACAAGGTCGCCTTGCCGGAGATAACAATATTGAGCGTGAGCGCTGCGGCTTTGGCATACAAGGTTTTTGAGTTCGTAGGCTGCAAGCTCATTCTCCCGCAGTGAATAAATGGCCCATGCCAAGGAATAAACGCGGTCATCGTGGAACTTACGAGAGCCAAACTTGGGAGTACCGCCTGCCTGCAATTCGTACAAAAAAGTACCCATTTCCTTTGCAAGTTCTTGTAATTCCTCGGAAAAGTGCAAGCGGCCTTCGCTAACAATCCGGTATAGTTCCATGAATGCAGGTACTTGGCTGTTTGTGCTGGCGTGGGTCACTTCATTGGGAATGCCCTTGTCCGTGGCCCAAAGTGCAATATCTTGGGCGTTGTATGCCTCAATTACCGTGTTATGAAGTCCATATTCTTCCACATCATGCAGCATGGCCTTTTTGATACCGCTTGCGAGCGAACCAAGAATGCTCTTTTGGTGCAGAATATAAAAATGGGCTTCGCCGCCGTCCGGGTCAGCAATCTTGGAAACGCAAGTCCAGATTGTGCTATCTCCGTGCAGGGAGGCAAAATAAGCACGGTCTAATCCGCCACCTGTGGCATAGGCCCTTCCGGCTGCTATCTGCTCCAGTTCGCTTTTTGTCAGGGGGTGCGGCAAAGGCTTTTGACATGCGGCAATGGCGGTGGCAGAAAACAGGCAGTTGGAGCTCTCAGAACGCTTATTCAGGTGCTGGCTGGCAAAGATAGCGGGCAGTGTCTGGTCATAACAGGTGTATTGCAACCAGTCGCGACAAATCCAAGAGGGGGAACGCTCCAGGGCTTCGGCAAGGTCGGCGTACTCTTGGCGGATAACGCATATTGTGGGGTTTTTTCCAGACTCAGCGAGTTGTTCGAGCTTGTGAAGAGGCCCCCCTAGCTTGTCCACGGTGCTGTCAATCAGAAGCCAAGGGTTTGCCGAGTCTCCAAGGGAACTCGCCAGAACGCGCATAGCCTCATCGTCTTTGGCTGCATGGAGTTCTGAAATCCACCCACAAGTAAGTTTTTCGCCGTAAAGTGCTGAAATTGTTGTCGAAACTGTGCGTAATTCGTTGCCCAGCTTTGGATAACTTAGGCGGTATGTCTGAATACAATCGCCGGGGAGCTGTGCGGCAAGGGCTGGCGTATTTTGAACAATCCCACGACACAAGGAAAAGCCTGTATTCCGCGACTGCTTCTCACTGTTGGTAAGGTAGACAATGTTCTCGCCGGGTTTTGTGAAAAATCGCCATAGTACCAACAGCGCGGCAAGTGTGGTCTTGCTGTGCCGTCTTGGAAAAGAAAGAATGATTGTTTGGTATTTGAAAGTGCCGTCCGGCTTCAGGGCCAGGGCACGGCGCACAGCGTCTACCTGAAAATCTTCAGGCACAAACACAATGGGGCCTCCCTGCCTGCCCGGAATCCTGGGTTTCACGTCATCCACCCAGCGAAGGAAGCCCTCTGCACCTTCGCGCCAAGAAATCACCTGCGCTTTGGTGAATTGTGGAGATTGTTTGCCGTTGGCCTGGGTCACGGGCTACAGCTCCTTATGATTGGCGCTGCTGCTGTCTGACTTGACTTGCGCCACATAGTCCAGGCCACAGCTTTTTTCCAGAGTGGCAAGACGCCCAAACGCATTGAAAATAAGGGAACTAACCATTTCTCGCAGTCCTTCCGGCAATTCGGGTGCCCGGTATGCCGGGGGAATGTAATCTCTTGGGGGTTCGCATACTGCGCCATGAAGCAGAAGCAAACATTCTTTGCTTTCTCGTATCAGTTGCAGGCGCTTGCGAAGTACGTTTTGCGCTGGAGTTTTTCGGGGTGCTGCCATTGGTGGGCTCCTTATGAAATAGAAAGAAAGTTTCTAAAAATTTGTGTCATTGTCTGCATGGGGGTAAGGGGCAGAATCGCCTCCGGCGGCTCCGGGGCCTCCCCCCCTGCCTTCTTGGGCGGCTGCCAACAAGATGCTGCTCACGTCCAAAGGGTTATCTGTGTCCTCTTTGGTGGCAGGCTGCCTTCCGTCCAAACGCTGAAGCGCATCAATGTTACCGCGTAAGGAGCGCTGAACTTCCGGCAAGTGCTTTGTTACAATCTGGCTGAGTTCGCCGCCTTTCATTATTGCACCGGGCTTTGCCAGTTCTTCAAACAGGCTGCCTAAGACGACACTCGAAGTCGCTATGCAGTCGAGTAGCAGGCCACGGCATACAACTTCGGGTGTCTTTGCCAGTGCTTCACGCGCAGATACAAGGCGTTGGGCTTCACGGGTGCGGTTATCAAGTCGCCCCGCATCCAATGCAGATTGCAGTTCTGTTAGGCTCTCCGGCCTCACTCGCTCGGAACGGCTGCGCCTGCGGGGTGCATCTGCCTGTAAGGAGCCTGCATCTTGCGGGCAATCGGCCTGCACTGGCACTGCGTCTGCTGCCTGTCTGCGGCGCTTTTTGGCAGCTTCCGCAGTGCAAGTGGCCTCGCTTGGGGCGCTGCGCTTACGGGTGGTTTGTGTCGTTCGGGTAGTCATATCCGGCTCACTTGAAGTCTGTTGCGTTGTGGTGTATATTCTTTGAAAGCATTGTGCCGCTTGCTTTTGGCTGTTGTTTCTATATACTAAGGTTCGGTTGTATATGAACTTTTGCCTGCTTCTCTTCCGTTAGCGTTGGCATGTTTCCTGCATAGATTCTGGCCCATTTCTTCCCTTGTTTTGGGAGATGCAAGCAGGCAAGGCAGTTTGGTTCTCGCTTGGGTCGGGCGACGTTGCGTGGGCGGGGTACTTCCAAAGTTCGTGTTACGAATCTCTGCTGTTGTGTTACTGTACTGTTCCGCATTCTTTCCCGATTACGAATCTCTGCTATCGTGTTGCTGTACTGTTCTGCCAGTCGCATGGCGAATGCTGTCAGCCTTTGGAGTTCGGCTAGGGGCTCGGTGTTTGTCATTGGTCTTTCCCGTGTTTCTATAGGGGGCAGGCCCGTTCCGTGCAGCACTTGCTGATTTTAGGCTGGATAGTGAGAAACGGGCCTACCTTACATGGAAGCGTGGGGGTTGCTTTGTACTCTTAGCGTCTGGCACTCTTTGGGATTATGTCACTCGTGGCAGTGAGCGGCTTGTTCCTTGCTGGTGCGCGTTGCTCTGGGTTCGTGTTGCGTTTCCTTGCTCCATGCGTAAAACTAAACGCTCTCTGTCGTTATTTGTCAAACATTCTGGCGGGTTGTGTATGCTCTTTGGCGTTCGTTTTGTATTGGCGTGAACAGGGCAGAATGCCATTTTGAAAATACTTATAGACGTGTATAGTGGCTGGTATGGGCTTTAGGCTGTGGGGTGTAGTGGCGGTGCTTCTTGTTGGAATGGGGCAGGAGCAAGCGAGTGGTGCGGCGGGTGTTCTTTGTGCTAGTTTGTGAATATTGCCAGCGGGTAAAATACGGACGAATAGAAAGAATGATTATATTTAGGCTTTGTAGTTACTCCACAAGCACGACAAGGCAGCACGGGGCGCTACTGTTGGTTATGGTGTTTTCCCGTATGTTTCGGCAGAGTAAATAAAAGAAGCCCCACAATTTGATTCTGCGGGGCTTTCATGGATGGGTAGGAATGGGCAAGGGCTTGGTTGTGTTCGTGCGTCCTGGGTCATTTCTGTGGGCCAGTTCGCTTGTGTTTGCTGTTGGGGAATTTACAGCGGGGCCAAAGACAGGCGCAAGGGGCAGCGGGAACCGGAATGGCGGTTGCAGGCGTATCAGGTGCAGGCTGCACTTCCGTTATGGGTGTGCTCGGTGCTGTCGGGGCAGGGTACTGCCTGCGCCGTTTGCCACAGGGAACCGGGCTGGCCTGCGTTTCCGCAACGACGGGTGCAGGCTGGCGCTTTCGCGTTCCTTTGGTTGCGGGTTGTGGAACCCATGCGGGCACGTTGGCAGGGGGGGCAGCTTTCTTTCGGGGTTTTGTTGGGCTGGGGTGCGTAATTGCTTCTTGGAGCCTGCGAGAATGCAGTATTCTTGCAATCCGCCGGGCCGCCTGCAAGCGTTCTTTTTGTGTGGATGCTCGCAAGAATGCCGCTCGACAGAACAGAAAAACGGTTCTTCTGTTGGCTGGCAGCTTTTGTGCAAGCCTGTTTGCCTGGGTCAACCATGAAGGCCAGTCTAATGGCAGCCAGAAGTCTGTAAAACGTACACACTCCAGCGCACTCTCAAAATGGGCAAGGCTCCGGGGGAATCCCTTTGGCAAGCTGAGATAACGCTGTATTGCATCAGATTTAAGCGTTGCCTCACAGCGAATATTCCACGTTTTGGCATCGTCAAAGCTTTTGGCGTAAATCTTGGTGGAGACTTTGCGACGCTTCGCCGGGTACGTGTTCCAATAGCAGGTGCATGGCCCGTTCACAACGCTGGAGCGCTCTTTGTACTCCAGTGGCCCTGCCTCATAAGAAAATGCCGCTTGGCGGTTCACAGGTCGTAAAGTGGCAGCCAAGGTGTGCAGAGTAGCTTCAAGCTCTGTACGATGTATCTGGGCCGGGAGTGGCAAGTCCCAACGTACCTCAATAGAATGAATCTTTATTGTTAGGCGGTTCCGTAAACGCTTGTCATTAAATAGGATATAAAGATTCTTTATATTTTCCTCTGTGGGCTTGAAACTTAGCAATCTCCAGCCATGAGAGTTTGGGTCAGTCAAAACGAACCCATAGCGATTGCTCCGGCTCTGTGCTGCCCCTTTGGGGCGATACAAGTCCGGGCAGTACTCCTTTGCTATTTCCCAAAATGAATCACTATCAGGGGCATACTTGCAAAGGATGCTGAACCCTACTTGGTCAAACTGAGGTGTAACCTCGTTTTGCGTAAGCGGTGTTAGATATGAGGAGAATAAAGGAATGTTATCGTAGAACGATTCTTGAAGACATGTGACTCCTTCGGAGTCACGGGAGCAACCCCTGCGGGGTTGCTTGGATGATTGTTTGTTTTTGTTGAAGCCAGAGGTGTGGGGGTTGAGTGTGTGGGGAGGGGGGGAGCTTATTAGAGTTCCTTCTTCTCGTTTGTTTTGTGTCATTACATGCGTCCTTCCCGCCAGAGAAGTTAGAGGTTGCTAGAGCCTCCTTGTGTGTCCACAATACCACGGTTATTTTACCATGCAAGGATTTATTATCATTGCACTTAAACCGCTTTTTGGCTTGGTATGGACTAGGGTTTTAGGCTATTTATAGGCGTGTTTTAGGGCGGAAATATCCAAAAAAAATGCCCTCCTGTTTGTGGAGGGCATCGGTGCTAATCTACGAAAACATGCTCGAAGCGGCCTTGCTTTCTTGCCTCGCGGCGTAATGTGTCCAGATAGTTTGCCCAAAATTGCATCATTTCTTTGCGTTTTTCTAAAAACGTAGCGTGATTATATGCCGCTCTGATTGAATTGGATTCCGCATGAGCTAATTGCAGTTCAATCGCATCCGAAGGCCAGCCTTGTTCATTTAACAGCGTACTCGCCATGCCCCTGAAGCCGTGGGCGCACATTTGCTCTTGGCTGTACCCCATTCTTCTGAGGGCTGCTGTCACTGTGGCCTCGGACATGGGCGCAGTGCGTGAGCGTGTGGAAGGGAACAGGTATCTCCCTTGCCCGGTAATAGAGCGTAACGTACCCAGTACCTTGATCGTTTGTTCTGCCAGGGGCACTACATGCGGTCTTCCCATTTTCATCTTTTCGGGGGGTATCGTCCAGACACGTTCCCGAAGATCAATTCCAACCCATTCCGCATGGCGTACCTCGCCGGGGCGGGCAAAGGTCAAGGCAGAGAACTTTAAAGCGCAGTACGTTTGAATTGATATGGCGTAATAGCTCTCAATTGCCAGCATGAGGCCGCCGACTTCACCGGGCAGTACCAGCGCGGCCCTGTGTTTCACGTCCTTTTTGCTGGTGGCGTAGTCGCGGCGTAATCGCGTGGGCCAGTTGGGAAGATCGCTTTCAGTAGTGTTTAAATATTCGTCTACAATTTGTGCCAGAATGGAACGGATTTTATGCGATGTTTCCTTCTTGCCCGAAGCGCGAAGGGGTTCGAGAACCTTCACATAGTCGTCACGCCGGAGCTCTGGCAGAACTTTATCGCCAATAATGGGGTATATGTGCAGCTCAATCTTGCCGCGTGTATCTTCCTTATGACGTGTTGACCATTGGGGCCAGCGTTTGGCAAGCCAGTGTTCCGTCCATTTGCGGAAGGTGTCGGGTTCTTCCTGCTCTGCCGTTTTCTGGGCCTTTTTCGCTTCAGAAGGGTTGACGCCCCGTGCGATAAGCGCATGGGCTTCTAGTGCCTTCTCTCGCGCTAATTTGAGGGATATGGCAGGGTAGCCGCCAAGGGTCATGAGTATGTCTTTTCCCCTGAACCGTGTTTTCAATCTGAAAACCCGCTTTCCTGTTTTGGATGTTGCCACAAACAAGCCGGGGCAGTCGGGATGTGCGTCATAAACTTGAAGCTCTTTGCCGTCATCTCGTGGGCGCAGTGCTTTTAATGCGGCATCTGTAAGTGGTTTCCGTGCTGCCAT